TAGTGGAAACATGGGCATTGGTAACTACCAAGCAGGAGGACCAGCGCCAACTGCTGGTGCTACAGCACCTGCTCCTGCTCCTGCTGGACCTGCACCTAAAGGTACTAAACCTGGAAGAACCCCAATTCCAGTAGGTGGTGGTAAAACTCCTAAAGGACTCCCTGCTGGCGCAGGACCAACACCAGCACTTCCTGCTGGACCAGCCGCTCCAACTCCTGTAGGCTCAGGTCCAAAGGCTATTGGACCAGGAACTGGTGCTACACCAACTCCTACTAGACCACAAGGAACAAGGGACGTGCGTACTCGTGAACAAAAGATTGCTGATGTAGCAGCACAAGGTGCAACTCCAGGTGAGCGTGCCGCAGCAACAGCAGCACAAGGAAGAATTAGTGGAACACCTGCTACTCCAGCAATTAGTGCACCTGCTACCCAACAAACCTCAAGTGCACCTGCACAAGCAGAAAAACCTAGTGCTCCACAACAAGCACAAGTACCGAAGTTTGGTAATCCTGAAGCGTACCAAACAAAACTTGGACCTCGTAGGAACGAAGACGGTACCGAAGATAAGACCCAATACACTGTTGGTGGACAACGCTTGATGCCTACTGGAGAAAATCCAGGTTCTGTTGCAGTACAGCCATCAGCAGTTCAGCCTTCGTCAAAACCAAAGGGTAAAAACACCATTGGAGGAAACATTTATCCTTCAACTCCTGAAGGTGATGCTATGCGTGCAAAAGACGAAGCCAAGAAAAAACCTGCTGCTCAAGCACCAGCAGAAAAAGCAAAAACAACTGCTAAGGAAAAAGTGAAAAAAGCAACAGAAAAAACTCCTGCAATTCGCAATTCTTCACAGAAACCAAAGGTTGCTATGAAGGCTAAAGCCCCTGTAAAGAAACAACCTAAGAAGGATAAGTAATCATGGCAGTTAACGAAACTCGCTCACTTAATCATGACCTCTCATTGGGTCTTACTGATGGGGTATTCAAAAGTTTGACTCCAGACCGTGGTGGTGTAGTTGAGCCTCTTGACCCAGCACAACGTGCTTCAGTTCTTCAAGAGCAGTACAACATCTCTACACGTAACCCATCAGCAGACGACCCAACTCCATATTAAAACCGTCGTCGCACTGTTTCAGGAATTAGCAACCACTAATGGCTAGGGGCGACGACGAGCGTCATAATGACGCACGTATTGTAGACATCAACGCATTTAAGCGTCGTAATCATCCTGCGGTTATGCCTATTCCAGAGTCTGGTCCAGATGATGCACCACCTCATGGGATTGAACGTCCTAAACCTAAATCAATAGCACAACGCATTGGTGCAAAGATTATTTCACTTGACACAAAGTTGTCACAAAAACTTGACCCAAATTTTGACCCAAATTATGACCCAAGTGAACAACCAGAATACACAGGCCAAGAAGCCCGACTCTCTGACATTGCCCCTCGTAACCTTATTGACAAGGCTAAGGGTGGTACTGGACAAGTTCCTAAGAAGCCACTCATTAAGATGGACAAAGACGGCTATCCAACCCTTCGTAGTGGTAAAGGTAAAAAGAAAAAGTAAGCGTGTAGGGATTTGTGGTCACAGTGTGTAGCATATGTGACTACGACCACTAGGAGCATTAGATGTCAGAACCAATGAACCGCCTTCTTGTTTGTAAGACTCATGGAGTCATGTACAAAATGCGACCATATGATGGTCCAGTAGAGTATGACCAAGAGTTGCGTGAATTGTGTGACCGACACAATGCTCAGGTTCCAAACCCACAGGAATGTAAGGCGCTCATCTACCGAACTGATGCAGACACTGCGTCTAAATTAGATGTTGAAACTGCCCTTAAAAATGAATTAAAAGAACAAGATGTATACATCCGTGATTTCCGTGATGAACTCAAAGTAGATGCTCTTAAATGCTTTAACCGTCACAGCCGTCCTACACAAGGCTGTATTGACTGGTGCAATGATGAAAAGACCATTGGACGCAAAGTGGGCATTCCACTAGATAAGCGTCAGTATCTCTGCATGTACTGCCCAGCCGCTGAGTACTACACACCTCGCCAGCGTACTGAACTGGGGCTATACGACTAGTGATTATCGTTACTTACGATGTACTAGCATTACCAGCAGAAGAACTAGGTGCTCGTCAACCAAGTAAACATGGACGTACCTTGTGGAACATGCTCTTTACGAAATACAATGGTCGTATATGTGTGCTTGTTGATGGCATACCAAAAGACAAATACCCAATCATTTCAGAGTGGTTAAAGCGTGAGGGGTATAAAGCAGGTTCTATTGACTTCAGTCAAGACACTGGAGTAGACAACCGCTTAGACCGTGTGCGAGCAATCTATGCAGGGATGGGACGTGTTGATTGGTATATAGACGTAGACCCTAAGATGGTTGCGCTAACTTTAAAAGAAGGTATACCATCTCTATTGGTAAGTGTTCCTTATGTTGCTAGACCTGAGTGGAATCAAGACAGGGAAATAAAACAGTGGGATTCTTTAGTTGAAGAAATAGATGGTCAAGCATTACTAAAAGCAGAAAGGTCTTGGACGGAACTTGAATAGGGAATTGTTAGCCGATTTAGAAGAAGACATCCTGTTAATGGATGGGTTTGATGATGCAATCATTGGGTATTCTCAGCGCATTAATGACCCCACTTTGGCTGTGTACTCATGGGAACTCATGGTAAAGATACTCATGGAACGTGACGGTATGTCCGATGAAGAAGCAATGGAATACATTGACTACAACTGCCTCGGTGCATGGGTGGGAGAACGAACTCCTATAATTGTTCTACCATTATGAAAATATTCTTTGGTGGAGCAGAAAAAGGCACACACCGCTCAATGCTGGTGTCTGCCAATGTTCAGCGTTACGCCCTAAACCTGACCCATTTCAATATCCCTAAACGAAAGATATTGACGCTCCCAGAGATGTTTAACCATGGGGAAGTACTTTTGTACACATCTGAAAACGATGAAGACCTCCATCGCTTTGATGAGTTCCTGAGACAGCATTCAGACGAACTTACTCTTATTGTTGGTCGTCCAGACTATGACGGAAACTGGCTAGGAGATAAATATATTCCCGTATGGAATGACGGAGACCTAGAACGCCTTGCCCACCTGTGCCAACGCTATGGTCGGGTCGCTATCAGCGATAAAGCCATTACACCAGCAATCGTAAACCGTATTAACGGGCTAATTCAGCGATGGTCTGTAAAGGCTGTTGGTTTGACCTCTAAGCCTGACTTTATAGAAGGTATCCAATGGGATACGGTAGTCGTAGGCTCATGGACAAGCGCTATCCGTTATGGAGAGACACAAGTGTGGGACGGTCATGGCTTGCGCCGATACCCAGCACAACAAAAAGACTCATCAAGGAAGCGTCACAAAGCAGACATTGAGCGTCTAGGAATTCAGTATGAGTCACTCATGGATGATGAGGTAGAAGCAGTTGGCATGCTCGCAATTCGTTCTTGGCAAGCCTACGAGAGTCGTGTATTTGGGGCCTATGACCCTACAAATGAGGTCACTAACATGGACGACAATGACGACGAAAACGACGACATAATTATTATGTCACCTTCTACCCCAACTACCCCAAATGCGGTTTCAGGGTATCCCTCTATTATTACCCCACAGCCTGAGAAGCGGCACGAGAGTGAGCGCCTATTATTACCTGTAATGGGGGTAGAGACCATTACCTCAATAGGCTCGCAAACCGTTGATAATGAAGGGGAATCTATAGAATTACAGCCTGAAAAGGTCAACGTTTTGCGCTACAACGCTGACCCTTTACGGCAGTGCGATAATTGTTATCTCGCCTCTCGTTGTCCTAGTTTCAAGGAACATTCTGAATGTGCGTTTAAGTTGCCAATTGAGATTCGTACTAAAGACCAACTTCAGGCAGCACTTCGTGCAATTGTGGAGATGCAATTGGGTCGTGTGATGTTCGCTCGCTTCGCTGAAGAACTGGAAGGTCAGGGTCTTGACTCCAGCCTATCTACTGAGATGGATAGGGTATTTGACCTCATTGAGAAATTTAAGAACATCTCTGACACCCGTGACTTGGTTCGGTTTGAGGTAGAGGCACGAGGCTCTAGTGGAGTATTGTCACGACTCTTTGGGGCTAAAGCAGGGGAAACGGCAAAACAATTACCGAACGGAGGACTAAGCCCTGCGGCTACTGACGCTATGTACAGCGAAATAATTGATTTGGGAGAACAACAGTAATGCCTCAAAAAAAGCCAATGTACGCCTACCAGTGTCCGAATTGTCAGATGCGTGTGTGGTTGTATGTTCGCCCATCTACTGCCCCAACCTGTCAAAACCCTAAACGACATGCCCACAAATTAGAAGTGATGAACAAAATACCAAATGAGGGCTATGTCCCAACCAACCATTAAAACTATTACTGATGTTGGTATTGACCTAGATGGAGTCATGTACCCATTCGTAGAAGCCTTTAGGGAGTATTGCAGTATTCGCATGCCAGATGGAAAGTTCCCAGAGCCACAGCAATGGAACTTTTATCGTGATTGGGGTATAGAAGACGAAACCTTCCATCGTTGGTTGTATGAGGGTGCACAATCTCACAACTTGTTTAGTACCCACTACCCAATGCAAGGTTCATATCTTGGATGGGAGTTACTTCGTAAATTAAAGGTACGAATTCATGTAATGACAGCACGACCAACGACAGCGTGGAAACAAACTGCTGATTGGTTACATCATCATTACCTAGTCCCTGACAACCTGTACTTCACGTCTAAAAAATCAATGTTGGCACACGTGGCTACAGGGACAGCAATGGCTGTTGAAGACCATGTGGATTACTACGAAGACCTCAAAGGTGCAGGTGTGCTCACTGTCCTTTATAATCAACCCTGGAATATTGACCATCCTAATTCCCCTAGAGTCACTAATCTAGTAGAATTTGCACAACTCGTAGAACAAATAAACAACAGGGAGATTCCATGCCAACAGACCGCACTCGTTTCCTTAACACAGCCGCAAAACTTGTAGACGGAGACCGTAACGAAGATTACGGAGACCCACTAGATGATTTTGCCATGACTGCTGGGTTATGGAATCTGTACCTTTCACGCATTGAAAAGAAGCGTGATGCTCAATGGCTTGAACCCCATGATGTCGCCGCATTGATGATGTTGTTAAAAGTATCTCGGTTGTCATGGACTCCAACAAAAGAAGACCACTGGTTAGACATCGCTGGATATTCTGCCTGTGGTTGGGACTGCGTGCGTCGTGATGAAACGCTGGAGAAGTTTGACAAATGAAATCAGCGTTAGAGAAAATGTCCCTTGCTGAAAATCAGCGAATGCACCAAGCATTGTCTAGTTTAGTTGGTGCTTTGCGTACATCAAACAGTCTCAAAGAAGTTTCAGAAAAGACTGGACTATCCATGATTGAGTTGATCGTAGATGGATGGGAAACAATGTTTGATGAACTACGTGGTTTAAGAATTACTAATGACCATTTAGCAAGACAAAATATATTGATATTCAAGAAGTTCACAGATGCCGTTAATGTGCTTGAAAGCACTAGTGCCACTGTAAACAGAATGCTCAGTGAATTGAAGACAACAAGTTGAACTGGGTAGATGATTGGAGAGAGCAGGCTCTTTGTAAAAAGATTAATTGTGAATTCTGGTATCCACCGATGGAGTCCGATTCTCCAGAACAGTACTACTCAATTGGTAGAGAAGTATGCTTTACTTGCCCTGTTTGGGAACAATGCCTAGAAGAAGGTAAAAATGAAACTTGGGGCATGTGGGGTGGACTCACGCCAAACGAGCGCAGTGTATTTTATAAAGATAAAGTAAAAAAGACTGCACTTAAAAATCATGGAACAAATACAAGATACAGACAAGGATGTACTTGTGACGAATGTCTTGTGGCACACGACACAAGAATGGAAAAGCGTTTATTTCTTGGATATTTACCGCAACTAGGTGAACCGATTGACGATTTGTCCAAACTGAGGTTTTCACTACTTCTTGAATAGGGTAAACTTGTAACAAGCCTGCAATACCAAGACCTCGGTCCCAAATATTGCAGGTTTTTGTTTTATCCCCCTATCAAGGAGAGAATATTGTTAGAGCGCTCGTTAATTTCAGTCGCAATACATCTATCAGTCGTGCTTACAGCACTATTGGGAGTGCAATCCCCAGAAATTCAACAAGAGGCAATACCATCAGCAAACTATGCAGTGACAGTGGCACAGAGGAATCTAGATGTGCCAGAGGTAATTCAAAAGGGAGTACCAAAAGACCAAAGTAAGCGTTGCCCACATTTTGAGGACTTGTTTAGGCAGTACGACCTCAAGCCTGTGGACACCTTTTCGTACATCGCTTGGCGTGAATCCCGTTGCAATCCATCGGCAGTAAATGCTAAATGGCGTAATGGCAAAATCGTATGGACATTAAACAAGGACGGAAGTTATGACTCAGGACTTCTACAGATAAATAGCAGTTGGAAAACGGTAACAAAAAACGTCTGTGATGGTGGTTTAAAGCGCCTTCTTGATGTAGATTGTAACCTCAAGGTTGCTAAGTACCTCATGGACAACTCGTCCAATGGGCTAGGAAACTGGAATTTGTAAAACACGACCACACAGGAGAACAACATGTCACTAATTGCATCAGAAAACATTTGTGGAACAGCAGAGGTGGCAGAGGTTTTGGGTATCGCTAAACAGCGCATCCATGCTCTGCGTAAGAACCCTGAGTTCCCACAACCAATCATCAAAATTGCAGCAACCCCAATTTGGAATCGTCTTGACATCGCTAAATGGGCAACCCGTAATCTAAGCATCAACGACTAATGCGTATCGGTATTGCAAGTGGTGACCGTATATCGGCGTCACGTTCACAAGATAAGCAACCACACTGGGGCGGTTCAGGCTGGGCACGCTTTGGTCAATACATCCCGTATCTACCAACAGAAGTAATTGTTGGCTCTCTTGTATGGCATTACGACTCATTCAAGATTATGACTGACGATGATGTAATGATGGATGTAGATGTAATCCTTACGCAACGACTCATGCACGAGGGATTAGACGACCACACAAAAATGGCTCGTGCTGTTGGTCAAATAGTTATCAACGATGTAGACGATTGGTACTGGGGTCTTGACCCAAGCAATATGGCGTGGAAAACATCTCACCCCAAGTACAACAAGGAAGAAAACATCAACTTCTACAAAAAGATTGTTTGCGCCAGCAGTATCATCACGGTGTCTACTCCTTTC